CGTTTACATAATTGTCATTAGATACTTCACCTAATCCTCTTGAAGATATACCGATCATTTTTGATTCTTTTAACAGTGCTGCGGCAATTGAACCTTTGGGCAATTCTTTTAATATCTTAGCTTTACCATACAGATCGTTGCCTCTCCATTCTAGAGCAACAGTTCGCAATGCAACATCAGGTAAATCTGTTTCAGGACTAGATGGGTGTCCTAAAGTGCCAAATAATGGCTTACCAGTTTTAAAATACTCTTCATTAATCCGATTAACTTCGCGTTCTAATGTAGCCTTTTTATATATTCTGCCATTTTGGTTCTTTTGTTCAGCAGAGCTAAAAATACCTACAACATATAAATCTTTATCGGACTTTGATTCCAATAATTCCAGTCCATATATTGTTTCAGTTATCAATTTTAGCATAACAACAATTCTCCTTTATATATTTATATTTATAATATAAAATAATTGAGCCGTTTATATAAACGGCTCAAAAATGACTCAATCGGCTCAATTTTTATTCTTCATCATCACTTTCTAGATGGGTATGCATATCACTCAAGTAGATACCATAGAGAACCCCTTCCACAGAGTTCCCTCCTTTTTTGCTGGAAAATCAATAAATTACTTATTTCTTCCCTTGATTAATGCCTGGGGATTGGCAGCAAAGAGACCATATTTTTGAACCTCTGCCAAACGCGACTCACTCCCTGGATGCCCAAGAGAATGTGAACCAAGAAAGCGATCAGAATCAGCTTCTCGGATAATCTGACTAGAATGATTATTAGATTCGGCTATAGGGATAACCCTGTTTCCCTTAACCACTTCTAGTCCATATTTTCTAGGCATCACACCTCTTCCTCTATGGGCTCTATAGTATTATCCATATCTCCAATTAATTTATTTTGTAGATATTCATCTCTTGCTGTTCTGATTTCTTGTTGTAATAGTTCCTTTGATGCTACATAATCATCGTCTTCAAACTTATCAATAGCAGCCTTAACATTTTCCAAATTTATTGGCATTAGATACCTCCTCTTCTTTTTCATATAATTTTTTAATTATACTAGATTTTTGTAATATTTATCATCAATATGAAACTTCCATAATAAATAATCATCATTCTTCTTCAGTGTTTTGCTCTTCGTATTCTCTCTCATAAGGTTGATCAGTTACACTTGAAAACCCCAGTTTTTTATCTTTCTTTAAGCCATTAGCATTCTCACGAATTTCTTCATCATCTAATTCTAAATATCTTTTCATCAGCCAAGATTTAGAAAATTCTGGATTATTAGATAATGCTAAATAGTTAGAAAATTTTGATTCCCGAAGCAATTGTTGTTGTTTATCTTTATAGAAACTAGGTGGTGTCATAGTAATTTTAATTTTACTCTCATCCAAATCAAATTCTTTTTTAAGACCTTTAAATTCTAAATGTAGAAGAAACAACCTTTCAAACTCGTTGCAAAATCTATTTTGCTGTTTCTCTAGAAATGTTGCCCATTTTATTTCATCTCTAGCTATTTCACCAATGGGAGAACTTGCAAATAAAACGGTATTTTCTTGTCTTCCTTCAATTGCAGACACTCTACTCATAGGATACTTTAAGGCTTTATAAAGTTTTCGCATAAAATAATTAACATCGGCCAGTTCCGTAAAACCAGCAGGATTGCCGCCAACTGTACTTATATCTGAACCTCTGCCATCTGATGAGTTTTTTACATAAACACCAGCTATGGTTAAAAAATTATGATTGATATCATCTACTTCAATACATCCAGTATCAATTGTATAGAGCATAGGATGTACACTATTAACATATATTGGATGTAAATGTGCAGATAACTCTACATTTGCTTGAAGATGTTGGGCCTCACATTCAGTACCATCTTTTAAAATAAATCGGTGATCTGGTGTAGTAATATGATATTGTCCCGTTGAAAAAACAACTTTTACAATTTTAGTATTTTTTCTTGTGACCCCTGCCCATTTTATATCAGCGAAATATGGTTTATTTGTACCAATATCTTTGCTAATAACTTGATTTATGTAGCCATTATTATATTCTTTTATTATTTTTGATAGTGTTTTTACTCCGCTTGTCGTAATAATTTCAGTATCCAAACTCAAACATGTAGGAAGAAAGAAATTATCCATTACACTAAGAACATCAGGTGTATTAGTTAATGTGCCGGTATCAGGATCGTAAGTTTGTTTTTTGGTCATTTTGTTTTTTACATCTTCAACAAATTTCATTGCTTTATCACGAGGCATCTGTCCGACATCTATTTTAAAAACAAATCTTTCGGGCGCTCGAACAATACGATAAATTATTACTGAAGTCTCAAGTAATTTTAATTGGTTGAAAGGAATTTTGGCTTTATCTAAAAACCCTTTAATGTCAAATCTATTTCTACCAAACACACCATAATTTATTGCTCCAATTTGCTCGGGCTCAAATACAATAATATTTGGATCATTATTAGTTGCATTCAAATGTGGTTTTTTAACACCATCTTTTAAATATTGATAATATTTTAATATTTTTAATGTTTTTGGATCGTAAACAAAGTCAATAGTTTCACTAGGAAGCCTTTTTATGCCTACTATTCCCTCTGCTTGTTTGTTTCTGTTTATTAATCTTTCATAATATACTCTACCGTCAATGAAATATGTCCGTAAAAAATCATCAATAATATTGTTAATACCAATTTTTTTATAAAACAAATCTTCAAATTCTTGTAGTAAAATTTTGGTAGTATTTTCATTTTTTGATATTTCTTCATCGACAATTTTCAATTTTAACGTACTGCCTTCTAAATCTTGTATTGTGCTTTCATTAACAGCATCATCAATTACGTCAGAAATTTCGGGCATTTCAGACATATTTCGATATTGATTCATCTTGTCAATTTCATCTTTAAATGTCTTGTTAATATAAGAATTGTAAAAAATATTAAAACTTGAAATTGATGTCGGACTAGGAAAACCCGCTGGAAACTCATATCCTTCACCAGCGGATGCTTTAATCGTTCTATCTGAAACAGCAGATTGTCCTTTTCTTTTAAAAGATTTTATATCTTCATTAAGAACATTGTTGCCTGTAAAGAAATTTACTATATTTCTAAATAATCCCATATTCCCCCTCACGTTATTATAACTGTAAAATCACCCAATACTATTGGTTGTAAATAGTGTGGTGGATATACCCATTTACATACATCATTTATATCCCCTACACCACAAACCGGCAAACCATTAGCTAAAACTGAATATGATCCGGTAATAGCATTTCCACCATGAGAATCTAATGAACTCATAGTCGCGACAGGCAAAAGATTAGAATATACCGTCGGTGAAAGGCTTGTTATAATAGATGCACCACAAGCTCTAATACTACTTATTCTTCCTATTGGTCTCAAAATTTTCTCTTTTTAAATGTGAAACATCCAACTCATTTAATTCTAATAATTTCACAGCTTTTATCTTACAGTTTTCCAAATAATCTAATTGCTCAGATGTTAAAGATGGTAAACCTCCAAGAATATTTATAAGTTCATATTTCAATTCATCTTTCAATTCTCTTAATTGTTTGGTTAAAAAACAATTAAGTAATAAAAGCGGGCTATCAATCGAAATAACATTTTTAGATAAAATGGAAGTTTCCCCATTTATCGTTATTAATAAATCACCATTAACAGATATATGAATGTTTTGTGGTAAATTTATCTTTAAAATATCATCTTCAATGGAAATTAAGCTGTCAATTCCGGGTGCTCTGCTAAATAAGTCTCCCATGTTTTAGCAATACCTTTTTTTGGTAAATTATCTAATATCTTTGGTCTGTTAGCCGAGATATAAAAATCTTTACCGTAAATAAGACTATCATTATCCAAATCCAAATTCTGATAATATTCTGCTAATAAAAGCGATGCTATGTGAATTGGTGTAGTTAATTTTATCCTATCATGAATGTCTTCTAAATTTGTGTTTACAGATGTAAGCTCTGTAATAACCTCATCTAATCCTACTACCACGGTAGCCGAAACTCCTTCTGTTAATGTTCTATCTTCATATGCCCATATGTCAGATGCTGATAAACCTAAATCTGTTAATGTTCTATTTATATATCCCCAAATAGACGCCGGAAGAGTATCAATATATGTGTTTGTAGCAGGATCAGCAGGAATTATATCTGTCTTTAATTTTATATTATCAACAACATTCTGTAAAGATACTAATGTTTCTGTTGACCAGCCAATTCCTTTTATACTATCAAATAATGCTTCCAGTTCAGCATTTGTTGGTGAATCATAAGACAACAGTGATGCATCACATGCTGTTTCAACATCACTAGATGATAAATCATTGAGAGCATCTAATGTTGTTTTAACACCTGAAATGGTAAAATCACTTTTGTCTGTTAATGCTCTAATTGATTCTGACCATACTTCCCCGCTTATATTGTCAATAATAATATCTTCAGTAAAAACACCAGAAATATTGTCTGTGTCTATTAAAGTATATTCAGCAATATAATGTCCAACACCTAAACCGGGGGAATTCCAAATATACCGCCAAATATTGGTAATACCAACTTGAGATAAAGACACGGGAGCCAGGTCTTCAATTTCGACCCCGGAAATATGGTAAACTCTAACTGTAGCAGAACTTATATTAGTTTTTGAACTACCATCAATATCTAATACAGAAACCTCTAATACAATAGAACTACAACTTAAATCATCAATTATCATATAGCCGGAATAGTAACTTGAAAAAATTCAGCACCAGACTGTCTTTGGGCACATAGAAAAGAAAGCTTTGTTGCACCATCAATATATAAAGTTGTAGCAATTTTTAACCCTACAACGGCCGTAGATTGAGCATATCTTAACCAAGCAAAAGGCTCCAAAACCCTATTTAACATATCGAATCTAGTAAATCTTTGTGTACCATTAATCACCAGATACATATATTTACCCTGTTCGGTTGCCGGAGCATATGCTTCTGAGGTGCCTGTTGTAACAAGAATATTTGCCGATTGATTTCTATAAACAATATTATTTGTCCATGTTCCGGTTGCTGAAGCTGTTATATCTAATAAATCTAATGTATTAACATTACCACCTCTAAAACTGAAAATATGTCCCCATCTTGCATTTCTTGCCGAATCTGGTTGTATTCCAAATGCTTGTTCTGAAGAACAACCTGCCCCCATATTAGCACCTCTTACCGCAAATGCCGTTGTTGACCAGGTATCGGCAACTAGTGCACCAATAGCATAAGGACAATATGTATATGTTGTTCCACCACCAGCGGTAAACAATAACATTAAATCTGAATTTTCAATAACATATTTTGCACCTACGGTTGGATTGGTGGACCAGTTTGGGGTAATTGAATATACTGGGCTCGGACCAGCAGTATTACTAGAAATCAATCTACGTTGTCCAACTGCTTGTGGATTGGTAGCATCTTCTGTGATCCTGATAATAAAATTACGATGTTCATTTACCAATAAACCAGCATCTCCTGCGGCCGCATGTCCAGTTAATGTACCAGCGGCTATTCCTGTGCTTGTAAGAAGGCCCCAAAACCCAGAATAAAGTGACATATTATATGGAATATGCCCTGCATCTAACCCCACAATGGATGAATCTGTTCCTATAGTGGGAAGGTTTAAATAACCTAACGTAAGATAACTATTAGTTGCAATATCATAGGCTTTCCATGTCCCAGAAGCAGCAGTAGATGCACTTAATAAATAAACTCGACCTGAAAGTATTTCATAAGTGCTACCATTTGCAGGAACAAAACTTAAAGCGGAGTCTAAAATTAGTGTTGGGGTTGTACCGCCTGTATTTGCTACAATAAGCCGTTCTTCTGTTAGCCCAGAACCTCCAGCAGTATTTCCCATAATTCTTATTCTGAAACCTCGACCATCACCTCTATTAGCTAAATTATTAACCCCAACAGCAGCGGGTAACGCTGTGCTAAGAACAATACTTGTCGTCGAACAACCTGCGGCAACCGTACCTCTGGGACCATGAGTAGGCATAAAATAAGCACAGGCACCTGCCCCAAATGTTCCTGCTAATGCCGGAGAAGTTAACGTGAACCATTCATCATTTTTTATACTATATGCATCAAGTAATACCGCTGACCTTAAATAATATAAATATGGATAACGGTCTTCATCATTTCTTAAATCGAATGCTAAAGCAGTGCCTGCTGCGGTGGCACCAGGAATATTTGCAAGCGGTCTCCATTCCGGAAGATCAATAATATTTTTAAAATTTAATGTTGTTGCCATTTATTTTAAACTTTCCTCTGTGATAATTTTAAATTCCATATTATATTTATTACAAAACAATAGTGCAGCATTCCATTTTGCAGAATTAATCATATATTTTCTCTTTTCTAACAATAAAACATTTTTACTTCTACTTCTGTTTATTGTATTAATGACACCTTTTGGTGTTTCCTTTACAGGTTTTATTTCTATTATATAATTTAATTTTTTATTGTTCACATCCGTAGTTATAAAAAAATCTGGATAATAGTTTGCATACCGTTTTTTAATTGGATTCCAATATGGTATTGCAATGGTCTCACTAGACCATTTAACAATTTTAATTTCATTATCACACCATAAAGCAAATTTTAACTCTAAACCAGAACGCAATACAATAGGCACATTACCATCATATTTTTCAAGATTCTTTGGCACAAACAACTTATGTTTAGTTGGATTATATACATGTCTCATGTAACCCATTATTGTTTTCCTTGTCGTTCTCTCAATCCTAAAATATTAGATAAATTCATTTGTAATTTTCTTATTCCAGTCCAATATGCTATTCTAGCCTGTCTAGCAAAATCTTTATATAGGCTGCCAATAACAACATTTTCAATATTTTTAAGGTCTATAGGCTTAATATTTTTAATATAATAACCCGGTCTATAAAAATATCTTCTTGTGGCAAATTGAATATCCGGCCATCTTTTTTTAACTGTATCCCATGTTACTTTTACATTTTTAGTAGCATAAAGTTTTTCGAACCATTCTTTAACCAACCATTTTCTATAATTTCTTGAAACATAATTAAGGTTCAAAGTTTGAATAAAATGCCACTCATGTTTTGTTCTCGGATGGTATCCAGATACACTATACAGATATATGGCTAAAGGTGAAGGATCATGCTGATAGCCAATATACGAAAAATTATATACATGCCCGCTTTCGAAAAGCGTACCATGTAAACGATGTCGGAAACTAAATTTTAATGCCATTTTCTACTTCTAAACAACCGCAACATTTCTTTTGCAGCATATTTGGTGAAATATTTTTTACTCCAGTTATCGTTTTTCACATGTTCTATGATAATTTTCTCGATGTTTATGGCATATTTTATTGTATCAGAATCAGTGATTTCAAGTTTCATATCTTTTAACACAGCTTCCCCCATAAAAAATTTTGCACTTTTAAAATCGTGATATCTAATTCCCTCTTTTTCTAAAAAGTTCTCAATTATGTCACTATGCAAAATTTTGAAATGCCAAACATAAACATTTTCATTTTCAAAATCAACTAAAAATCTGAAATGTGGTGCGTAAAATTGGAAGAATTCTTTTTTATAATCAAGGAGTTCCTTCTTTCCTGGATTTTTTAAAATTACAACTTCTTTTTGATATAAGCCATAATATTCTTCGTATATGAATTTTAAAAATTTCATGCCTCTTTATAATTCCCGTTGATATAGTTTAGTGCCATCTTTAGCATCGTTTGGCCAGCAAAATCATCAAAATATTTTTTTGACCAATTATCATTCGCAGCAATCAATTTAATGCCTTCAAATTCTTGAGGAGATATTGATACTGATGCTATCGACATTAATTGATCAGAATAAGAAAGATGTATTCTATTTCCGTGTATTTTTCCTACTGCTGATAAAAAATTAATATTATTATTATATTTTACAAATTTGGATAATTTTGTTCTACTTATAACTTGTGGATGTATTCCCCTAAGTCCGGTCCATACATAAACATCTTTCTTCTTAAAGTCAACAATAACTCTAACATAAGGGTGCTCTTTATTTAATTCGATAAGTTCTTTTAATGTTGGATTCTTGAATATCGTAATATCCTCAATATATTCAACATCAAAATATTCTTCATTTAAAAAATTATAGAATGTTTGCATCATAATATTCTCTATCAACTAAATAATATTGATCACAGTGTATAGCAATTTCAACAGAAGGGTCAACTTTGCTTAAATCGTTAACATTGTCTGTTTTATTGTAATTGCTAACAAAATATTTATTTAAAATTTCAGACATAATTTTTTCATAAGCTTTTCTTTCTTCTGGTTCCTGTCCATCTAAAAGTTTTATTACAATATCGTCCCAAGTTTTTATATTGCGTTTATAATATGCAATCCAATTACAAAATTGATATTTGAATGTTCTATCTATCTCTAATGGAGGGTCTTTTTCAAAAGGACGCAGATTAGCATCTTCATATAAATCGCTAACAAAATTATTATAATAAAAGTAGTATTTTCCTATGGGAACAACTACTTTTCGCCACACCTCATCCATTTTTCTACAAAAAACACATTCACTTCGTACTTTAACTTTGAATTTTTTATAAAATAAATCATTCAAAATGTTATGGATGTATAGCGGTATATCTCGTGGTTTTCTATCTTTTCTTGTGGTAACTTTAATAATATTTTCTTGTGTTGGAATACGTACACTTCGTGTTAAATAAATACTATTTTTGATAAAAGGTTTAGCGGCTTCTTTCAAATTTTCTTCTTCTAAATGTGTTTTTAATTTCATTTGAAAACCCTCATATCATTGGAATATAACGCATCAATCAATAATTCTTTTCCTGGTGTTTTTAATATATTAACTAATTTTTTGAGCTTCTTGTCCGATGGTAATATATCTGATTCTAAAGATAGAACATCTCTTTCTATATCCATACTAAAATATCCCCTCATAAGATTTTTCCCATTTAAACTATCTAAAGCATAATGATGTAATAAATTGCTACTAAACATATAGATAATATTATTATCCCAATCATATAATGCTCTTAAAGTATTACTATAAGCATCTTTTTTTAATTTCTGAAGCTCTTTTTTGTTTGGATCAATAAAAATAGAATAATATCCTCCACCGAGTTTTATTGAAGTAACATATTCTTCTTTAATAAAATTATAGAAATTCATAGATAATCTTTATTTAAAAAGCATCTTATCAACACTAGAACGTAATGTATTAATCATTAAATCTTTTCTTGGATTTTTTAATAATGTAGCCAATTTTTTAAGATTTTTATGTGTCGGTAACGGTGCATCAAAAGTTAAAACATCTCTTCCCATCTCTATAGTAAAATAGCCTCTATTAAGATGTCCCCTTTTCAATGTTCGTATAACATAATCATGTAATAAATTGCTATTAAACATATAAATGTCGTTATTGCTCCGATCATATAATATTCTAATAACTTTACCATAAGAAGTGTTTTTCAGTTTCTGTATTTCTCTAGTATCGGGATTAACAAAAACCTCATAATATTCTTTACCATATGGTACTGAAATTTCATATTCTTCTTTAATAAAATTATAGAAATTCATTATTTTTCTTCAAATGAGGCTGATACCTTTTCTTGCATTTTCTTGGCCCAAGAAGACAATTCAGGATAATCCTTTTTGTTCCACCGATAAAGATTCATTAAAGCTTTAACAATAGCATTTCTGCCTTTTTTCTTAGCTAAATTGATAAAATGTGATGTCGGTAAATCTTGTACACTAATATCAACAGGAACTTCTAAAATTCCAGGATGTGTAACATTATCTGTCCATTTTTTCTTTTCTGTAAATAGTTTTATCTTTTTTAGAATATCAGCCATGATTTTTTCCGTTTAATATTTTATAATAAAATTTAATGTTATATATGGTTGTAGATTTTGGTGCGGCTGTGATCCTCCCGTTGATTCCGTGTTCAATGTTGTTCCGGGTCTAAATGATCCGGTCCCATATAACACACTCCATGGCAATGTATCCATATTTAGGGAGTGATGATGACTAGGCATTTCATCAATTGTTAATGTCACTTCCTTATCACCACCAGTCTTACCTAAAACATTAAAATCGCTATCAGCAGCATTATATCCAACGGCTATTTTGCCTTTTAAGTTTGGAAGAGCAAAGTTTCCACCCCCACCACCATATGTATATCCTATGATAGCAAATAATGTTGAGTATGTTGTTGTTGAAACCAAAGAACCATCACATAGCAAGTATCCTGTTGGTGCTGTACTTCCGGCATATGCATGTATGCACCCTGGCGGCAGTAGATCAACAATACTAGTATCAACATATGCTTTTCTAACAGCTTGATTATCTGTTGTAGGGTTACTTGCTGGCAAAACCGGAATAGATGTAAATGTTTTTATACCACCAACATTTTGATTGTCTGTAATAGTAACAAAAACAGAAGAATCAAAACCCTCTACTGTAACTGAACCACCAGGAGTTGCTGGCTCAATGGTATCAACTTTCAATGTTGGATTTATTGTTACTTCACCATCACCCATTTGGATACTGGATGTTGTAAAAAGTGTCGGTATAATGGTATTAATTTTTAATTCAGACATACATGTCTCCTATAATGTATTTTCTTGAAGCCTTTGATATAAGGCATCCTTTATATCACTATGCTTTTTTTGTTTTCTTAAATGATTTAAAAATGCATTTTCACATATTTTAGTTACATATGCAAAAGCATTTGTTGTTTTTGTTGGATTAAAACTGCTCATTAAATATGAACATATAGTTAAAAGTGCATCACCAATCATATCATCTTTATATGTGTAACCGGCAAAATTTCCCTTATCGGCATAATTATAGGCAATAGACATAACCATTTTACCTAATTCCTCAGAAAAAATTCCATTTTCTTGGCATTTAACTATTTCATTAAACAAATCCTTATTATTTATATACATATTATCCTGTTATGTCCGTAAAATATGGCACATATCTTGTGTTTCCATCTGGAGTATATATTTTTATAAATCCGGTTGAATTTCTGTTTGATGCACCACACATTTTTATTGTTCCTGTACCAGCGGCTATTCCTGTATCATGAACATTTGTTAATCCTAAAGCACCAGCTCTAGCAATATTGTCACCTGCAACATATAACCCACCACTTACTGTTGTTGTTGTACTGATAAGGAATTCATCTCCATCCATGGTTATATATCCCGATGGATGAACAGTTTCTAGGCCACCAAAATACAACTTACCAAAATTAGATATTCTTATGTCACCATTGATATCTAATTCAAATTGTGGATTTATATTTTGAATGCCGATATATTTTTCAGTAAAATCGCCGTATAATAATGGTATAGGAGATTCACTATTAGCGATATATAATTTTCCCGAACCACTTGCAGCGGCACCAGTTACATCTCTACCTGCCCTGTATCCAATAAAAACATTGCCCTGGCCACCAGTTGCCCAATATCCGGCTTCGGCACCAATATATGTGTTCATTGATGATCCAACATCGGCATAATATGCTGTATCATGGCCGATAATAACATTTTTTGATCCTGTTATATATTGTCCGGCATAATTTCCAATGATAACATTTCGTTCTCCGGTGGTTATTGTTCTTCCGGCTTCATAACCAATTATTAAATTATTATCACCCGAATCAATTTCATATCCCGCTGATGGGCCAATAGTAATATTAAAACTTCCGGAATTATTATTAAATCCGGAATTTTTACCTATAAAAGTGTTCTCAAAACCAATAACAGTATTTTCACCGGCACCAACACCGACACATAGATTACCATGATCAGGACATTGTAAAACAGTATGTCCATTTATTTCAAATGTTACTGCATTACAATATCCTCTTATGTTTAAATCACCACTATTTGTAAAAAATGATGCTGATGTGCCGATATCTAATAACACATTATTAGATAAATTAACATCCGAGCTGATATAGAAAAGTGGGCTAGTACCATTTGTTGTTAGTGTTAGTGCACCAACACCATTAACATCCATCTCAGCATAATTTACATTATCATATTGTAATCTTAAATGTGTGGCATGAGAGACAATATTGAATTGTGCAAAGGCAGCAGCACTTATACCAACTGAAGTTAAACCAGAGTCTGGAATCCATATTCCACGACCATTGTCATTTTGCAAGCTTATACCACTATTGGTGGTAGCATAAACCACATTAGAAGCAATAGCCAGACTTCCAACAGAAAATATACCTGAACAATTCCAATTTCCAGATAATGTTCTATCTGTTATATATCCTGTTCCTGTATCAATTAATGGGGTATGAAGCGAATCTGTTAAGATATTAGACAATACAGCAGTATTAGCAGATATTCCTAAAAATGTTCCAGATGCAGGTATAGATGCACCTATAATAGTATTATCTATTAAACCATTATCAATATTTATCCATGAAAAATAACCAGATGTTGGGGTAGTAGAACCTATAATAGTATTATCAATAACACCACCATCTATATTAACAGAAGATAAAGCCGCGACAGAAGTAGCAATAACAACACCATCAATTGTTCCTCCATCTATATTAACATTGTTTATATCAACCCGGCCACCATCCTGAACAATAATACCTAAATTAGCATCATCTGTTAGTTTCAATGTTCCAGAAGGTCTAGCTTGTATTTGTTCTGCGGAAATTTTTCTGCTTGCCCCGATATCCCAATTACCTGTTAATGTTCTAGCACCATCTGTCCGTAAATATTGTGTATGGTTATCAACTGTTGTTAATGTAACATGCTCGTTCCAAAGTTTAGCCTGATAGTTGCTAATCATTTTATTTTTATTACTATCAGTTTTGGTTTCATCTACTTCCCTATTAGCAACATCAAATAGTTGTACTTTGTCTATGGTGCCTGTAGGATATCCAGCTTTTTGCCAGGTTATTTTAAATTCTCTGGTAAAACTATAACCATAAGTTGAACTTTCCTCTATATCTGCAATATAGAATTCAAAATATCCATTAGCATCGGTTGTTAAACTATAAACATCTGTTGTTGTGGGTGAACCATCTATGGTCGGATATATATATGCATATGTTGCAATTCCACCCCCAACTGGATATACATATACATTTATGGTAGCACTGCTAATCGGAGCACCAGTACCTGCTCTAAGATATTGCCAAAATTTAGTTTTCATTTATTTTTCTATCCTATATAAAACCGCAAAATCTGTTTCGGCTATTTTAGCCAATTGACAATTTTGTTTAACATAAGTGTAAAAAATCAATTCATCTTCTTGTGTAAATAATCCCATTTCAGTTATTGACATAGGAACAAATTGATTTTTTATTTCACCTAAAACATAATAATGTTGGGCATCTTCAGTTACTTTCAAACTTGTCTGTGTTTGTAAATAATTGCTATCTTTTATATCATTATTTGATGTAGCATCCCAAAGGTCAGTATTTTCTGCTGCTCCTATTTTGATATAACCGCCAGCAGACATAGATTCAATTAATGATGTTTTACAAAAAGTGCTGCCAACTGCTGTAATTATAGCATATCCAGAAACAGGATTATCGATAAAAGAAATTATGACCTGTTTATTATATTTATCTAATTGAATATTATCTGGAAGTATCATCTGATGTTCTAAATCAAAACATTGAACAAATACACCGTCGTGTTTAAGATTATGTTCAATATTCCAGGTATAGGATGTTTCACTTTGTACATGGAGATATTCATAATCTCTTATTCTACAATATCCTAATGTGGGAACATACCATACAACTTCAAATTCCTTTGTGGCAATTTGCATTTCAACATTAGATGGTAATATTTGTGAATGATCTGAATAAAAATAATAATCTGTCAATACGTCTTCATTTGGTTGATGATGTTCTATATACCATGATGCCGATGCATCAGCAGTATTAATAAAGTTTTCCTTTGCTTTCATTATTAAAACAAATCCATTTTGTTGATTATAAAATGATACTGTTAAAGTATCAGTAGAATTAAGAATAATATCTTCTGGGTATATTAAATTTCTATTATAATCATAACATTGTATTAGCAATTCGTAAGTTCCCAAATTATGTGTAATATTCCATTCGGTGTCACTATAATATTGAGAAAACAAGTAACTATCTACCAAGGCACCTGATGTACTTACAGTAGCATAGCTATAAACTTTTACATCATCAAATCTTTCATCATATAAATCTTTCTTGTTCGTGGTAAAATCAACTTTTGGTGCAATAAAAATACCATAATGAGGAAATTTACATGCCGGTCTTACTGTTTCCCAACTAGCTATGACCTGATTTAATGTTGTGCTTTCAATGATATTGGTTTGTGATAACGGTTCACAGTTTACATCAATTTCAACTTTATAATGGGGCGACATTATTAAACCATCATTATATGTTAACGTACCTACTTCTTTTAATATAGCTAAACCGTCTTCTCTATCGCTAAATGTGGCTCGGCAATTGTTTTCATCTATTATTTGATAGTCGGTGGGCTTTTTTTGTTTTAATGGTTTTGCTGTGGCATCAGCTTTACATATTAAAGCATAACCTATTGTTCCTGAAGCACCCCATGAAGCAGTACAATTGGCTGATGAAGATAATGTTAACGTTTCTGGTGTAACCTTATTTAGGGGAGTTATAATACAATCATCCGCAACTTTTATAATTGTATATCCCGGCCAATTGCCTTCAAAATCAAGTTCCAGCCAATTTTCATCATATAATCTGCACTTCGGCAAATGTTCAAATATTGGTGGATGTGTACCCTTTATTGCTATATATCCAGATGTCGGAACACTAAATGTAATTGTACAGGTATTTCTATCTGTTAATTCTATATTTGCTGCTGAAGTTGCAATTGATCTTAAATTGCCGTCATAAATTTGAATAATAGCACCAATTTGATTTAAGTTATGAGATATAATCCATGATGCAGAGGGTGTCGTTTGTGTCCAAGTATAATCAGGTAAAGCATATACACATGACCCTGAAACCGGACTAGTAAAATTTACAATCAAATCATTGTCGCCGTTTAACTGAACATCTGGACATACAACCAATAGATCATCAATATAACATTGACATAACACCAATTCGTTATTTAAATTGTGATTTATATTCCAGGTGGCACCGGATGCTGGTATATTGTTCCCAACAATCATGCACCCGAAACCTATTATTGGTTCATTGTTCATAATATAGATAGATTCATCTTCATAATGTATGGTCGAAAAACCATCAATACAAAGATTATTATTATCATACGTCTGAACAATAGTATTTTTATCCTGCCCCATATACATCCAAACACCACCATCTGTAAACCAGGAATATGTTGCAGAGATAATCTTATATGTATCTAAGTAATGTGTTATCCACCATTTACTAGCTGGTGTAACTTGTTCATGAACATAATTACCTTTTATGACATGAGCATATGCACCACTTGATTCAGCAGAAAAGGTTGTATAGATTAGGCCATCTAATGTAAGCTGAACATCAACTGGCATGATTAAAGCTTTAGTGATATTAGATTGGTATTGTGTAATTAAATTTACTCTAGTATCAATATCAGGATCAATAATAAACAGATCACCAGGCCAATATGAACTTGAAGGTGCCCATAATGGCACTCCGGTAAATCCTGCCGGAAGAAACCATCCAGGAGATAAAAACCACCCTGTTCCCGCGAACCAACCCCCATATCCAAAATATAATGTATCTTGTATTGAAGCATCAGCTATTGAAATAGTAATAAATCCACCTACAGGTTCATTGAAATTTAAATAATATCTATCATCATAATAGGCTATACTATCTGGTCTTATTTCATTTCTATCTGTATCATAGCAACGTATAATAACATTATTACCATAAAAATTAGAAAATTCCCAGGTGGTGCTTTTATATGTTGTATAAAATTGTGCCAAAACTTGCTGTTGGTCTAAATTATGAACTATATCCCATGTTGCACTTTTATATAAAAACATCTCCATATAATCAGGAGTTTTAACCATGAAGGTTGCACTAACTGCGGGCGATTCATGAACATGTAAAGTTGCATTTAGAAATGGTAGTTCCCAATCTATTGAAAGAACATCCCCATCATTATCAGTATATTGTGTTGCATAATAACCACTAGTTGGTGTAGTTAAAACCCAACCGGATGAAATTGGTGTGGTTGAAATTTCTTCTGCTTCTACTAAAACAGCATAACCAGAAACCGGCTCGGAAAATGTTACTTTAACAATTTCATCATTAACTATGTTTATATTTTCATAGTCTAATTGCACATTATTGGTATCAAATAATTGAACTAGGATATTTTCAGTGTTCAAAACATGAGATAATGTCCAATGTTCAGATGCTGTAGTTGTATAAAAATCTGCTACAACAGCACGAGAATCTAAATCATGTTCAATATTCCAAATAGTATTCTTGTTTAATTGTTCGTGAACATAATTTCCAGAAGTTGCACATGTGATAGTTCCATTTAATGAAGACAATGAAGATATAATAACGATATTTGAACCACTCGGTGATACACTATACAAATCACATTCCGTAAAATTGCTTTCATATCCATGAACAATTGGAACCAAATAATTTAAATCGTGTTGAAAGTTTCCTGACGTTGTATCTGTAAAAGTAAAAGTTGAATTTGGTAATAGAATAAAAGCATAGCCGCTTTTATTGGTATTAAATGTTACAACGGTAAGATAACTTGATATACCTTCAATAGATTGAGGCACGATTAAATTCATATCTTGATCATAACATTGAACTAATGGTGTTTGAGTATTTAAATTGTGAACTATTATCCAAGATGTAGTAGAAATTTTTTGTTCATGAATATAACAATTTGTAAGAGGAACAGGATATCCTCCAGCATTGATCAAATCAACATAACCTGCTGATACACAAGTTGTCGGCATTTGATTATAATAATTAAGATAATTTATATCTACAAAATGTTCTAATGGTGTTTCTGGTATGGCATTAGGGTTTGTTGGCCAGCCGTTACATATTGTTGGGCTGTGCCATCTTTCATAAATGTTTATTTTATCTGTGGTATTCCAGAATAGGTTTTTGAAAATAATATAAAGTGAGGTATAAGTGCCTTTACGTTTGAGGGAATTGGGTAATTCCCTTACATATTCTCTCAGTCTTCTTTCTCTTATTCTAGTTTCCAATGAATCTCTATCGTAATATAAAGAATCAAGATATGTTTTATCAATTTCTATACCAAAAAACGAAGCAAGATATGTAATATAATCTAAATCTATTTCTAGAGGATCAATTAAAGTTGAAATTGTTCTAGCTTTATTATAAATTCGATTATAAACTTGATCAAAGAAAACTTTAAATATTTCACCAATATTTGTGGTTTGCATATGATCTGGTAAACAACTAACTGCATAACGATCCATGCCCCAATATTCTATTCTATATACATCTCCTGTTTCCGGATATATTTTACCGAAATATAAAAATGGTTTATTAACCGAAATAAAATCTAATATTGTGGTATCATCTGAATATTTTGCTCGTACATAATCATTCATTGCGCCAGCATAATAAACACTGTCTCCCATTGTTATTGTTTCAATTGTTGATGAACTGCTTTTCTTGAGATAAGTTAAACTATCGGCATCTATTTCTATAGCAGAAGTCGCCGACGTTTCCATGGTAGTCATTCTACGAGCATAAAAAAAATTTCCAGAATAATATGGTGTGTATGGCTCGAAAGGAATCTGATATAACTGACTATAATTGTCGTATTGTTTTTCTACCATTAGATAGAAAAAAGAACATATTGGTGCAGTAATACCATCAACAAATGGTGACTCGGAAGAAGAAGCAATCATGGAATCAAAAAAGTCTTCTAATAAAAATCTTGGTATTTCAGCAAATTTGGACATCTAGTTCTCTTCAAAAAAGTTACAATTTTCTATACTTAACATAGGATATTGATTATGATCTAAAACAATGGTTTTTAATTGATTTTCTTCCCAATATCCTGTTGAAGTATAACTGGAATATTGTGGATAGCTTGTGCTCCCGGCGGCATAAAAATTAATCCATGATCCTGTAACAATATCATAAAAGTCTATATCTCTAATGTTTATGTTATATATCCCTTTAACATTATTAAATGTATTGGTGGATGATATTTTAGTTGAATCCATCAAATAATTGACTATATCCATGAAACTTATAGTCTCACCAAATTTTCTGTCTTCCAGGGTAAAATAATATGACAGTTTATTTTTTACATCCTCTCTAACATTGGCATAACGGTAATTTTTCTTTATTCTCAGTCCCATGTTAAATCGGAAATAAGTAAAATCTGGGATAACAAATTCCTCATAGGCACATAACATTTTTTTTGGCTCTATATATTCTGAAATTGTTTCCAAAAATGATGTTGTATATGATCCAGCAATAGCTATATTATCATTATTTGTAGTGTAATTTAAATTTCCTGGCCAGGTTACAGGAACGATAGATAAATAGACTTTATTATAATCTAAAATGTTTCCCCCCACATATAAATCCTTTTCTCCCCAAGCATTAGCTTTATGTACTGAGTTGTGTGTTTCAAGATATGAAATATAATCAGTTTTAGTAACACATCTATATTGTGAATTAACCATACCTTCTATTGATGATCTAATTTCATCATTAGTTTCACTATCTTGTGCTCCGGCGCTCGCTTCAGCATTTGTTATACTATATTTTGACTTAGCTAAATTGAATTCTGCTCCAGCGGACGGTGTAACTGTTATAAAATCTAAAGATGAAACATTCGTAATTGTGTTAGCAGCAACATTACCATTAACACCGATTGTTTCTAATATGGTAATTTTTATTTCATCATTTGCACCTGGAACATTTCTAGCATTGGAAAACCTAATAATATATTGATCATATTTATTGTAACGTAAAACATAAATGTTATCATCATCTTCTAAGCCAGACAAGTCATCGTAAAAATCAGATATTCTTGTCCATGGATTACCATTAACTTCAACATAAATTGAAGGATAATCATCATCTAGATTATCATCATAACCATATTGTAATGTAGGAAGATATAATGTATCATCTATCAAATCTTTACCATAATATGTATATTCTTTCACCATACCTTGAGATACTGGAACTTCTAATATAACAGGAAATTCTACTATTTCTTCAAATGTATCTGTTATGGTAGAGAAATATATAGGCAAATTATCATACTTTGCCTTGTTGTTTGTATATGTTTCTTTCCAAGCGTTTACTCTTATTGTATCACCAATAATACATCCATTTTGCGAGTGTTCTGATGCCGATGGTACAGTTACAGTTAATGTTGTTCTTGATGATATATATCCTTTCGGATAATATCCTACTAGATAACCCAATCTAACTATATTTTCTCTTAAATCACAAGTATCAAGAAAAACATTTCTTGCCACTTTGTTTATGTAATAGGTTGACAATTCTCCCAAATAAGCTATTAATTCTAAGAGAATAGTGATATTGCTAGCATCATATTTATAATCTTGAAATACCGCTGATTCTGCGAGTTTTTCTTGCAGATCAGCTTTAATGGTATCAAAATTAGTATCAAGGTAATTGGGTACTATTTCATTAGTCATTTTTGCCTCTATAGTCGTTTAATTATATAATTTATAGTCATTGTATCTGTGCCCCTGCCCAACATTACAAAATTAAGAATAACATTATAATAATATTGTTCTGGGCTATATTGCACATTAACATTTTTTAAATCTATTCTAGGTTCATATGTATTTATTGCTGAAGCCACAGCCGTGCCCAAAGCTTGTGCATGTTTTTCGTTTATTGGCTCAAAAAGAAAATTATAAGGACCGTAAGCAAAATCTGGCCTCATTCTTCTTTGGCCTTGAAAAGTCATAACAATATTACGTAGTGAATTAAACACGGCTTCAACATCTTCATCTTTTTGTATATCACCATCATTTTGTTTATTTAGTTCAATATCAATATCACTATAAATCGCCACTCCAGTCATTATATTTTCCTTCCCATATTATACTATCAAAATTTATTCCAGAAATTATGCTTCTAACATCTACTTCTAATTGTAATAATATATTAAAAACAGATCGAACCTGTTCTTTTATTATTGCAATTACAGCTTCAGCATAATCTGGTATTCTATTATCTCTTGTATCTATTAACATTGCCGATGCACTAGGTGAAATCGTTTCTAAAAGTGCTTCATCTACAGTCATATCTTTTATATCTTCCCAATCTTCCGGAGTAAATTCATTCTCAAGCAATGGATCAATAAAATATCCGCTGCAAGCAACATTAAGAGTGTCCACATCAATCATTAATTCTGTTGTTCCGGGTTTAACCATAGAATCAGGAGAAAGCAATTGTTCAATTGTTTTTTCATATAAAATATTTTTTAAATATGTTACTTGCCCTGAATATACATTATCTAAAGCATCATCAAAAATGAAATCACCTGAAGCAGCCAAAAAACTAGCTGATAATGCATCAGTTATAAATTGATCATGTTCATCCATTTCTTCTTGTAAATTACCTGAAACTGTTACTGATCCAGTATCATAATAGAAATTGTCTATGTTTTTTCTGGCATAATCAATTCCATCATAACTTGATATTCCCGATCTTACATATTGATTGAGGTCATATTGAGAAAAATTTATTAGGTTGCTTTTGAGATTAGTATAATCTGATAAATTAATTTTAAGATTTAAGCCCAAATCTTTAGCTGTAGAATTAAGCTTACTTAAAGATTGCAACAGTTTTATATTACTAGTTGAACTAGATAATTTTCCTATAGTTGAATATATCAAAGTCCCCGGCAAATTAATAATAGAATTTGCCTTATTTACTATAGACCGAACCAAAGTATAAGGTAAATTTTGTACTGTAGTTACCAATTGCACAGCATAATTATATTCTTGTTTTACATAATCAGCAATAGCATTAATATCATTGACAATATCAGTTATTGGCATCAAAACATTATTGACCATTTCTATCACTTCATTTACAACAGTATCAATTTCAGATTTAATAGTATTAACAACATCAAATATAGGTTGCATTGCTTCTCTAATTGCTCCAGTCACACCATCAATGGCCGCATTTACTGTAGAACATGCTGTTCCCATTGGTGAAAATCCTAGATTGGTTTGTACAGGGGAACCGATAAAATGTTGAGAATATGAAAATTTACTGGTAATACCATAAATTGATTTACTATACATACCTCCAATAGTATCATTGTATCTACCTAAAGCAGACCGGGCATAATTTCCCTTAAAATTGTTTGATGTGTTTCCCCAACATGATATACTTTGATTTCCTTTCACAGAAATATTTTGGTTTACCCAAGCCGAAAGGTTTTGATTTGTTTTGGCTCTAAGGTACTGTGTATTGGCTACAAGGGTCTGTGATCCAGTAATACTATATAACTGATCCTTTAAAACAGTCTTAGTCTCTTTTTCACTCACCGAAATAATTCTTTCATCAATAATATATCTTTTTTCTTTACCAACAATTACACCTGTTTTGGTTCCTGCTATATATTCTTCTAAATCAGCACCTATAATATTCCATCTATCACCTTCGTTTCTTAAAATTAAATCACCATCATTGTTTATCTCAAAATATGAATTTGAAGGATGATAATAGTGAAATCTTTTGCCTTCTTCTGTGTTGTCTATCTCAAAAATATGCCCACCATGTGTGCCAACAACAATATTATGTGGATATTTTTCTTCAGTTAAAAGATAAAATGGTTCAGGCTCTTCTATTTGGGCATTTTTAATTAAATTTTCTCTTCTCGTGTCAATATATGTATCTTCAGTTTCATCTCGTGCTAATCTGTGCCAATCAGCTTCTTCCAACCAATCTTCAAGAGGATA